CTTCAGTTGAAGCAACACGATGACATCCGTAAAGCGGGTGGAGTCGCGCTAATCGTTAACGAAACAAACGTAGAAAACCTACGCAAGGAGTTGATGAGTTATGTCGAAGACAAAGCAAGTATTGGCACTATTGAAAGATGGCAGAACAGTCAAAGAAATAACCAAGATCGCAAAGGTAAAACCGTCATTCGTGTACACCGTGCGATGGACATCAAAGAAAAAGACTGCTAAGAAGCCTGAGAAGAAGGCTCAATTCAAAAGCCCCCGCTCTCGTTTGATCAAAGATTTGTTTGAGATGAAGAAGGCGGTGGATGCGGTCGAGCGAAAGCCGAAGCCGGGTTTGTGGGATTTAATTCCTGCTGATGATCCCGTCAATCAGCCGCTACACTACAAGTCTGGTGGTGTCGAGACGCTCGACTTCATCGAAGCGAAGGACTTGAACTATCGCTTGGGTAACGTCATCAAGTACGTGGTGCGTTGCGGCAAGAAGGATGGCTCCGATCCGGTGCAGGATCTGGAGAAGGCTGCGTTTTATCTTAATCGTGAAATCGCCGCTCGTAAGAGCGCATAACAGAGGTAGCAAACATGAAAACTATTGACGTTGAAATCCGTGGTAACACTCCGCTCTTGATTCACAAGTTTGCGGAACAGTCAGAACAAGGCAAGGCAACTCGCCGTGTCATGGTGGATAGTATGAATCCGCGTGACGAAGCGACGAAGAACGCTTACATCGCGCAAGATGGGACGTATTACTTTAATGCGTTTTCTGTTCCTGCAACGATGGCGAATGCCGGTGTGAACCATAAAATGCGTGGTTCACGTAAGACTCTAAAATTTGTTGTGCCGTCTGCGGTACGCATGGAGACTGACACCGTAACGATCTTGGACGAAGACGGTAAACCCGCGAAGAATTTTGAAGTAGACAGCCGTCCGGTGACTATCCCGGCAACGAAAGGGCGCGTGATGCGATATCGCCCCCGCTTTGATCAGTGGGGCGCGAAGTTCCGTCTGTTGCTCAATGATCAGATGCTGTCTTCAGAGGACGCACATCGCTTGCTTAATGAAGCAGGTGAAAGCATGGGTATCGGTGACTTTAGGCCAGAGAAACGCGGTCCCTTTGGGACTTTTAGAGTGACGAAGTTTGAAGAGATAAAGTGAGGCGAGGTCTGGTAGGGCTTGGTCAGGCGAGGTCTGGTCGGGTCGGGTGAGGCGCGGCATGGTTTGGCGGGGCAGGGTAGGGTCAGGCGTGGTGAGGTGAGGCAAGGCGGGGCCCGGTGCGGTGGGGTTGGGTTTGGTGAGGTAAGGTCTGGTTTCTCTGGCGAGAAATTTTTATGCGGTGGGGTCGGGCGAGGTTTGGCATGGTGAGGTGGGGTTTGGTTTGGTGAGGTCTGGCGTGGTCCTGCGGGGTGGGGTCGGGCGCGGTAGGGCGGGGTTGGGTCCGGTGAGGTACGGTAAGGTATGGTTTCTCTGGCGAGAAATTTTTATGCGGTGCGGTGGGGCACGGTCCGGCAAGGTCTGGCTTGGTGGGGTGGGGTGTGGTCCGGTCCGGTGGGGTTGGGCGGGGTACGGTAGGGTGGGGTTCGGTGAGGTTCGGTATGGTTTGGTTTCTCTGGCGAGAAATTTTATGGAGTGCGGTCTGGTAAGGCAAGGCTAGGTGTGGCATGGCTAGGCGCGGTCTGGTGAGGTGTGGTTTGGTTTCTCTGGCGAGAAATTTTTATAAGGTAGGGCAAGGTGGGGTTAGGTGAGGTTCGGCTAGGTTGGGTAGGGCGAGGTGGGGTAGGGTTAGGCAAGGTTGGGTTTGGTCCGGTATGGTTTGGTTTGGTTTTTGAGGTAGCAAATGAGTGGTAAGCCAAAGAATGAATTTGCGTTCCCTCAATTAGAAGGAGAACGTCTTAAATGGTGGGGTCATGGCATGACTTTGCGGGATTACTTTGCAGCCAAGGCGATGCAAGGTTACATCATCTCGCACGGAGTTATCCTGCGCCCCGAAGAAGTAGCAAGAATGTCTTACGCGATGAGCGATGCTCTACTTAAAGAACGCGAAGATACAGCACTGAAGGGGTCATCTAAATGAATCCAATTTTAATTGGTCGCAAGCGATTGAGTGATATTCTCTGGGGCATCATTGATGAGAAGGTGGGCGACTTCCCGTACGAAAAGATTGAGAAGATTGTTGAAGATCAGCAAGCCCTGCGGTCGCAAGCCGAGTACAAAACTGGGTCTGTGCCGATTGACGATGCGTTTGAGTTGTACAAGGTCGTCAATTTCTTAAAGCCTAATACCATTGCCGAGGTAGGAACGTTTATTGGCGTATCTACCCATGTGATGAACTTGGCGATGGAGCGTTTGGTGGACATTTACACCTGTGATCACTCCAACGATATTGATCTAGATGCGCCGAACATTTTTCAGTATCGAAAGAAGCCTTCACACGAGATGTTTGCAGACATGGCTGAGAAGAAGGTAAGGGTCGATCTGGTTTATCTCGACGGGCGTCTAAGTGACAGGGACATCGAACCGTTGTCTAAGATCATTCACGATGACACCGTGTTTGTGTTTGACGACTTCGAGGGAATTGAGAAAGGTGTTGTCAATGCCATGATGGTGGAGTCTTTCAGTAGAGCGTTGATCTATCCACGTGAAGGCAGGAAGACCGCAATCTCTATTCCGTTTTCGCTCCTTCAGATTGTGCCGCAGGAGGCCACATGATTACGTGGTTTAAAAGAGTCTTACGTGATTGGCGATGGCGCAGATTGAACGAATGGGCGCACGTGCCTAGTCCTGAATGGAAGGCCAAACGTGGTGGGAGTGTGTACTGGTGAAAGTTCCAGAGATACCCAAACTCAATACCCCGGTGCATGACGGTATTGCTGCGAATGAGAAGACGTTGCCACAGATCGCGGAAGCGTTCTTCAAGCGTGGCCTAGATTTATCTAACAAGGAAAATAAATTTGATGAGGCGGCGAACGTTTTCAGCAACGTGATTGATTGCGTTGGGTTTGTTACGTCATCTGTGGTACAGCGAGGGCGGTGTCACTGGGAAATGCGACGGTGGCATCTCGCCAGAAAAGATTTTAATTTTGCCGCAACGATTGACCCCATGAGCGCAGACATCAAGTGGACTAAAGCACTACTTGATTTGCAGCAGCACGACTTTAAAAACGGGTGGCAAGGCTATGAAGCCCGATGGGGTAGTACTACTTTCAAATCAGCCCGATTGCATACCACGCGACCACAGTGGGAGCCGGGGATGGAGTGCGATCACTTAATCGTATGGCAGGAGCAAGGGGTGGGTGATCAGATCATATACTCTACGTTCATACCATTGATCAAGAAGTTAGTTAAAAGACTTACTGTGATGGTCGATTTCCGTCTTGTTGAGATGTATAAAAGGTCTTTTCCTGACGTTGAATTTATCGGCCCAACTGATCGATGTAAGTTGGGGAAGAAGTCTGCTCATTTACCTATGGGCAGCATATCGCAGCACTTCATTAAGCGGCTGTCTGATATACCCGAAAAAATATCGAAGTCTTATTTCAAACCTGACCTTGAGAAGCGTGACTTACTCCGCAAGGCGGCGGCCTTTACGGATGATGACTTCGTTATAGGCATTTCATGGATAAGTAAGGCCAACGTAATTGGTCCGCACAAAAGTATCTCTCTTGAAGAACTCTTACCATTCTTCGAGATCAAAGGTGTTAAGTTTGTCAATCTTCAATACTCAGATGTCTTGCCTGAGATCGATAAGTTTGAGAAAAAGTACAGCAAGAAGATCCATACGTTCAACGCCATAAATAACTTTATGGATTTGGATGGACTTGCTTCTGTCATAGCGGGCTGCGATGTTGTTGTATCTGTTAGTAACGCAACAGTTCATCTGGCAGCGGCAATGGGGAAGCCGGTGTTTTTACTTGATGCAAATAAGTTGTTCTTTTGGAACCACAGAGTAGGGCGAGAAAGTTTGTGGTATCCCTCAGTGCGTATTTACCCCAAGGCAAACGTTATCGCACCGTGGACTACTGCGGTAGAAGCCGCCGTTAAAGATCTTAAAGTGTATCGACAGCAGACAGCCGGATTACATGTGGCTGAGCCTTCAGAAACATTCGTGTTCTTCCATGTTGGTGATGATGTTTCTTACCCACAAAAGTTGGTGAGTTCACTGCGAATCTCTAACCCTACGGCGAACATAGTAATGTGTACAGACAAGGATACGCCAGAGGTTTTGGGCGTGAATCGCCGGGTCGAAGATGATGTGGATAGAAGCAAGTTGATGACAGAGCGGTTACGCATGTACGCCGCTGCGAAGGTCGATCATCCTGCTATTTATCTTGATACCGACATGATCGTTACTCAGAAGGTCAGCCCTACTGAGATGATCGACGCTAACGATATTGTGCTATGCCAAAGAAGTTTTGAACGAGATGTTGAGTTTAACCCGCATCAACGCGGACTAGACTTCTCGGAGTACAACGGAAAGACATTGATGGAAGTCTATCCGTACCTTGCTTGTACGATAGTGACTAAGCACCACTCAGTATGGGGAAGGGCGTTAGAAATCTTGAATGCGATGGATGAGAAGTTCCACGTGTGGTACGGGGATCAGGAAGCATTGAAGGTACTTGCCTCAGAACTACGTGCTTCAACGGTGGACGAAAGCGACTACGGTTGTTTGCCAGAAGAAATGCAAGCAGATAAGAACCCGAAAATCCTTCACTTCAAAGGCTTTGATCGCAAATACCTTTTGGATGATTTATGAAAGTATTTATTGGTTGGGACAGCCGCGAGGATGTGGCGTATCAAGTCTGCCGGGAGTCTTTGGCGCGGAACTCATCCGTGTTCTTGGACATCAAGCCGCTGAAGCAGACTGAACTGCGTGAGCGGAACTTGTACTGGCGGGAGCATGACCCGCTGTCGTCTACAGAGTTTTCCTTTACCCGTTTCCTTGTGCCGCATTTGTGCAATTACGAGGGGTGGGCGGTGTTCATGGACTGTGATTTTCTTTGGAGAGGTGATATCGCTGCGTTACAGAACTACATGGATCCATATTACGGGGTGCGTGTGGTCAAGCATGATTACAAGCCGAAAGAATTAACGAAGATGGACGGCAGGGTTCAGCACCAGTATCCACGCAAAAACTGGAGCAGCATGATCCTGTGGAACTGTGGGCATCCGCTACTCAAGACACTGACCCCCGAGGTAGTGAATCGCGAGACTGGGATGCACCTGCATCAGTTACGGTTCCTGTGGGACGCGACCATCGGTGACTTGCCCATCACCTACAACTATTTGGAAGGTTGGTACACGAAGGATGACTGCCTGAACCCACAAGCCGTTCACTTCACTCGCGGCGGGCCTTGGTTCAAAGACTGGGGCAACGTCGAGTATGCAGAAGAATGGATGGCGATAGCCAAGGAGATTTAAATGGATTACGAAGAAGAAGTTTATCTTGTGAATCCTGACGGATCATCTCCCGGTAAGAAAGAAATTACGTGGGTGAAGATTGGCGAGGACGGTAGTTTGGAATACATTAACTGGAAAACAATTGACGAGTATTCAAAAGAGTTTGATGAGTTTGGCCCGAGCGGACGACGTACGCAAACTCACATAATTTGCAAATTGCTAACGCTTATCCGTGACGAGACACGTAAAGAATTGGAGATCAAATGATGAAGAAAACGTTGCACAATGAACTTCTTGAGAAACACCCGTCTTTGAAGTACGAAATTGGAAACGATTTTGTTGGCGTATTTGACGGAATTTTCTCTGAGAATTTATGCAAGACGGCTATTCATGAATTTGAAGTGAGGGACAAGATCGATAAAACTTACAACCGCATACAGGGATTTGATAGACAGCCCCACGTAGTTAGCGATTCGTCCATAGATTTTAGAGGCCATGCATTCTACGAAGACTTAGGTTTTAGATATGTCTCCGATGAATTTTCTAATGTTTTCTGGTCTATTGCGTATCCGTTATACAGAGAAAAGTATTCAATTCTAAACACTTATGCTCGTCATGAAATTTTCACTGTCAAACTTCAAAGGACTAAACCCGGCGAGGGGTATCACGTTTGGCATTCTGAAGATATGGCCCGGCATGAGTGTACCCGAGTAGCGGTATTTATTCTTTACCTGAATGATATAGACGAAGGCGGCGAAACAGAATTTTTGTACTTAAATAAAAGGATTAAACCTGAAGCGGGCAGGTTGATCATTTGGCCTGCCGGGTTTACGCACACGCACAGGGGGAATCCTCCTATCGGTGATAAAGAGAAGTACATCCTTACGGGGTGGGTGGAACTTTAATGTTTTTATTTAAATCTAAAAAAGTGGTAGTGGATTGTTTTACTCGTGAGCCGGTAGTGGCTCAAAACTATCCTATTAAAAAATCTTTTAGCTACGTGCCGGAGTGGTGGAGGAATTTAGAGCAATGCGTACATCACCGTACGCAGTATGCGATTGCCCGTCCTTCGCCTACCATGAAAACATGTACAGGGTTTATAAATCTATTCCAAAAAACTTGGACGATACCCCTATGGACTGACTTCATTTTACAAACTAGAAGCGACGGGAATTACGATTACCTGTTTCCTAATCCTGTTGATCCTTCGCATATGGATAGCCACCCAAGCTATCAACACCAAGGCGGTATGCGCGATAGAATCCACGTAAAAATAACTCCTCCTTGGATTTTATGGGAAAAAACAGGAATTCATTTTTTATTTTTTGGGGCAGACTGGACGTTAATGGATGAACTGCCATCTGTCAGAGTAGTCCCCGGCATAGTTAATTACAGAGACCAACATGGTGCTGCTGTAAACTTTTTTGTGGATAAAAAAGACGCGAGATTAGAATTCCGGGCTGGTACGCCAATGGTTTATTTGGCCCCAATGACCGATAAAAAAGTTGAATTTAAAGTCCAAGTAGTGAACGAGCAAGAATGGAGTAGGTTAGAGAAATACAAAGTCGTTTTCCTAAATAAATTTATTATCCGAGGAAAGTGGAAGTGAACAAATATCACTTCATTTCTGGATTGCCAAGATCTGGGTCAACACTACTTGTAAGTATTCTGAATCAAAACCCAAAGTTTTATGCTGAGATATCGAACCCGTTGGCTGATTTTGTCAGCGCCGTAGCAAGCGCCTATACCCACAGGACTGCAACGCATAAGATCATCTGTCCACCAGACAGAGTTGCTGACACTGTGAAGGGTATGGTGGATGGTTACTACTCTTTTACGGACAAACCAGTGGTGTTCAACACAGATCGTTCGTGGACAAGAACTCCAGAATACTTGGCTGCTGTTTATCCTGACTTCAAACTAATATGTACTGTCAGAGACTACGCTGATGTGTTGAATTCTTTTGAATACCTCTACAAAAAGCGAGGGATTCGCGAAGACTCGCTCTATGGCGAACGTGCTTTAAACGTCTACACAAGAACAGTGGCGCTAGATACTGGGTATGTTCGTAATTCGTATGACTCTTTAAAAGAGTGTTACTACGGCCCTTACCGGAAGCATCTTCTTCTGGTGGAGTACCAAGACTTAGTTACTGCTCCGCATTCCACTATGAAGGAAGTCTATGACTTCATCGGTGAACCGTACTTTGAGCATGACTTCAACGATGTGGAGTACTCATTTCCTGAGTATGATCATGCGACTAATTTTCCAAACTTACACACAGTAAGGAAGAAACTGGAAGCCCATGTAAACAACACGGTTCTTCCTCCCGATCTTTACTATCGATTTAAAGGTATGGAATTTTGGAGACAGCGTAATGAACATACATAAACTAATAAATCCTAAAACAGAATTGTATTTAAAATTCAAAGAATTTGTACTGTCCAATCAGTTTGTTTGGTACTGGATGCTCAGATCTACGCCCGAATCCCACGATAAAGAAGGTCATTACGCCACACCGTTTCTATCACATAATCTTTTAAAGACCCCCGGTAGCCATACTAAAAATATTAGAATTTCTGAAAGTAATTCTCCACACTTAGAATTTGCAGCCAAGTTATTTCTTGAAGTACTAGAACACAATGACATAAAAATTAATGCGTTTCTCCGTATAAACGCTAACTGTGTTCTGCCGCTAAATGAAGTAACTAATACGATTCCGCACATGGACCATCCTTTCCCTCATAAAAATATACTGGCGTATCTGACTGATGCGGGGGGTAAAATTATTGTGGGCGAAGATTCACACGATCCAAAAGAAGACGACGTAATTTTATTTGAAGGTTTGGAACACTATCATCAGATACCAAAAGCTAGTGAAACCTGTGTTAGACGCGTCGCTTTAGTCGCGACGTTTTTTTAAAGGGATAGAATCTTGGAGATACCATGAGCAGGCCAAATGAGTACATCGTTGATCGCTTAAACGAGCGAATCAATGACTTAGAGAAAGAACTCATGGATGAGAAGTCTATGAGAACAGACATGCTTGCGGCTGAGATTATGTTGGCCGTGGTGTGTTTTGGTGTCGGCTGCGTGGTGGGAGCAGTGTACCTATGACAAAACTAGAGGCGTGGAAGGCGTGGAATGAAACCGTGGGTGTTGGCGCAGAAGCGACAGAGTTTGCACTAGAGAAGTCGAGCCACGGCAAGGCGTTTAGTTATGCGTGGGATGCTGCGGTGAAAGTCGAGCGAGAGCGTTGTTGCCAAATCGTCTTTGGCATGGCGGGGTCGGACAACGTGGCGCAGAGAACGGTTGATAAAATACAGGCGAGGGGTGAGACATGACCATCGACGACAAGTCCCCGCCGGGATCGTGGAAGACTGAAATGGAGCGGATGCCGTGGCGGTACTCGCAGCAAACCAAGATCGATGAGGCACTTGCTTCGATCCGCAAGAGCGGCATGGCG